CGGAATGAATGAAGATTTAAGAGACTGGTTTGGTTCAGGACCAAAAGGTGGGAAAGGTGGTGGTGGTTGGGATCGTTACAACACCAAGGGTGAGAGAATTGGCAAATGTGCCAGAGGTGAGGGTGAAGGAAAACCCAAGTGCCTTTCAAATGAGAAGGCAGCAAAAATGTCTAAAGCAGAAAGAGCTGCTGCTGTAAGACGCAAGAGAAGACAAGATCCAGTAGCAGACAGACCAGGCAAAGGAGGTAAACCTATCATGACTTCTAACAAAATCAAAGAAAGTTCATCACCAATGGTGAGACAAATCCTTGAGAAGATTGAGTGTGAGAATGAATGGCTTCTTGTAGAGAAGAATGTTCCCACTAATCCTTCACTGTGGTCTAAATTTAAGTCACAAGCAAGAGCAAAGTTTGATGTATATCCTTCTGCTTATGCTAATGGTTGGGCTGCCAAGAAGTATAAAGCAGCAGGTGGTGGTTGGAAGAAAGCAGGTAAGTCTGAATCTGTAGAGACTACTGATGAAGTAATCCAAGAAAAGAAAGGATGCGTTCATACTCATAAGGGTGAAGATTGCCCTGTTCATGGTAAGAAAGAGTGTCCAGAAATTGTAAAGGAAGCAGTAAGAGTTCCTTCACAAAATGGTAATGTTTACCTGGTAGGATTTGTATTCAAAGGTAAATACATGATGATGAAGATCTTCTTCCCTGATGTGAAGAGACCTTCTAGAGAAACAGTTCAAACAGCATTAGATGGCATCTATCCTGGATGTAAAGTTCAGAGATTTGATGTATCACCATATCAACCTGGTGAAACTATGATTCATGTAGGTGAAGAAAATGAAGTTGCTGAGGGAGCTGCTTGGACAAAAAAGTCTGGTAAAAACAGTGAAGGAGGTTTGAATGAAAAAGGTAGAAAGTCGTATGAACGTGAGAACCCAGGAAGCGATCTTAAGGCACCTTCAAAAAAAGTTGGGAACCCTCGTAGAGCAAGCTTTTGTGCGAGAATGAAGGGTATGAAGAAGAAACTTACTTCTTCCAAAACTGCCAATGATCCTGATTCAAGAATCAATAAATCTTTAAGAGCCTGGAACTGCTGATTAAATTAACATGAGTGAAAACATTTATCTTGGTAATCCTAATCTAAAAAAAGCAAATACTCCTATTGAGTTTACTCAAGAACAAATTGAGGAGTACATTAAGTGTAAGGATGACCCTGTTTACTTTGCCAAAAACTACGTACAAATTGTAACTCTTGACCATGGTTTACAACCATTCAAGATGTATGATTTTCAAGAGAAGTTAGTTAAAAATTTCCATGAAAATAGATTCAACATCTGCAAAATGCCCAGACAGACGGGCAAGTCTACGACTGTTGTTTCTTTTCTTCTTCACTATGCCGTTTTTAATGACAGTGTTAACATCGGTATATTGGCAAACAAAGCGTCAACTGCTAGAGAACTTCTAAGTAGGTTACAGATTGCATATGAGAATTTGCCAAAGTGGATGCAACAAGGTATCCTATCATGGAACAAAGGTTCACTGGAGTTAGAAAATGGCAGTAAGATATTGGCAGCTTCTACATCTGCAAGTGCTGTCAGAGGCATGTCGTTCAATATCCTCTTCCTGGATGAGTTCGCGTTCGTTCCAAATCACATCGCTGATGCCTTCTTTGCATCTGTTTATCCTACTATTACTTCTGGTAAATCAACAAAAGTCATCATAGTCTCAACGCCTCATGGTATGAACCACTTCTATAGGATGTGGCATGATGCAGAAAAAGCAAAGAATGATTATGTGCCAACTGATGTACACTGGTCTGAAGTCCCTGGTAGGGATGAGAGGTGGAAGAAACAGACCATTGCTAACACATCAGAGCAGCAATTCAAAATTGAGTTTGAGTGTGAGTTCTTAGGTTCTGTTGATACCTTGATTGCACCAAGCAAACTAAAAAATCTTATCTATGAAAATCCCATTCAGCAAAATGCTGGTTTGGATGTTTATATACCACCACAAGATAAACATGATTATATCATGACAGTTGATGTGGCAAGGGGAGTTGGTAATGACTATTCAGCATATGTTGTTGTTGATATAACTACCTTCCCACATCAGATTGTGGCAAAGTACAGAAATAATGAAATCAAACCAATGCTATTTCCCAATATTATCTGGGAGGTAGCAAAGAAATATAATAATGCATTCATCTTATGTGAGGTAAATGATATTGGTGACCAGGTTGCAAGTATTCTTCAGTATGACTTAGAGTACCAGAATCTGTTAATGTGTTCTATGAGAGGTAGAGCAGGACAGGTTGTTGGTCAAGGATTCTCTGGCAAAAAGACACAGTTAGGTGTTAAGATGTCAAAGACTGTAAAGAAGGTTGGAGCACTTAATCTCAAGACTATGATTGAGGAGGATAAACTCCTTTTCAAAGACTATGAGATTATCTCTGAACTAACCACCTTTATCTCTAAGCACAATTCATTTGAAGCAGAAGAGGGGTGTAATGATGACTTAGCAATGTGTCTTGTCATCTATGCTTGGTTGGTAGCACAAGATTATTTTAAGGAGTTGACTGATCAAGATGTTAGAAAAAGAATTTACGAAGAACAGAAAGAACAAATTGAAGCAGATATGGCACCCTTTGGTTTTATTAACACTGGACTCAATGATGATACTTTTGTGGATGCAGAGGGAGACAGGTGGCACACAGATGAATATGGAGACATGTCATACATGTGGGACTGGCAGTGATGGACCTAGACAAGCAGATTAAATTAGGTCACCTTCTGTTAGATACCAGATCCTGTAGATCCTGTGGTGAAGAAAAGAACCTGATTGAATCATTTTACAGAACTAGAAAAGATAGAGGACCCACTGCTTCTTCATTCTCATATGAGTGTAAAGAATGCACTATTAGAAGAATATTAAAGAATAGAAAAAAGAAAGATCCCCATTCAGAGTGGCAATACCCTGATTGGTAGTGTTTCCTAGCATGTTTCCCCATTCAAAATACTCATTTTCCTAAATATTTTGTAGTTAAACTGAGTAATTTAAGGAGAAAAACGAATGGCGACTCCTCAATTATCTCCAGGCGTACTCGTCAGAGAAGTTGATTTAACTGTTGGTAGAGCTGAGAATGTTATTGATAACATTGGTGCTATTGCTGGTCCTTTTGCATTAGGTCCTGTTGATGAACCTATTGATATTACAACCCAACAAGAACTTCTTGATACGTTTGGTGAGCCTAAGTCGGGCAATAGACAGTATGAGTACTGGCTTACTGCTTCTGAATTCCTTACTTATGGAGGAGTCCTGAAAGTTGTAAGAACTGATGGTTCTAACCTCAACAATGCTAATGCAGGTGTTGGTATTGGTTCTACAACAGCAGCAAAGATCAAGAGTTTTGATGACTACAATCTGAACTATTCTACTGCATCAAACTACTACTATGCTGCCAGAAACCCTGGTTCATGGGGTAATGGTCTGAAAGTTTGTGTAATTGACAATGCTGCAGACCAGGTAATTGGTATTACAACAACAAACCTTGCTGAAGCAGGTGCTATTGTTGGTAATGGTGTTACCTCTGTACTCTCTAGTGTAGTTCTTCCTGGTGCAGGTACAACAACAACTTTCAATGGTTACCTGAAGGGTATTATCACTGGTGTTTCAACAGCTACATCTGGTGCTAGCACAATTGATGTAAGAGTTCTTTCAAGAGTCTCTACTGATGGAACTGAAACTGTTGTTGATTATCAAGAGAATAATCCTGGTCAATCCTTTGAGGCAGCTGACACCCTCAAGTTCATCAACAATGTTGGTGTTGTCACAGCTAAGAGTCCTACTGCTGCTGCAGCTGGTGTTGCTGCTGCTTCTGCTTCTGACTGGTATGATGCTCAAACACTGGGACTGACAAACTCAACTATCTTCTGGAATATCATTGCTGGTAGACCAGGTACATCAAACTATGCCGCACAAAGACAGGGCAAGAATGATGGCGTTCACGTTGTAGTTGTTGATGATGAAGGTGAAGTAACTGGTATCCAGGGCAATATCCTTGAGAGACACACATTCCTCTCTAAAGCATCTGATGCTCTGAGAGATGGTGATGCTCCTACCAAGTCATACTATAAGGACTATATTGCACAGAATTCTGGATATATCTTCCCTGGTGCTAATCCATCAATTGCAAATGATGATTTCCATGGAACAAAACCTGTTGCTTCTGGTTTCTCATCAGGATATACAGAAGTTACAATTGGTGCTGGTCAATGGGGCAAGAAAGCACAAGGAACTACATTTAATGTCCTTGGCAACACAACATATTCACTACTTGGTGGTCAAGATTACAATGCTGCTGGTGGTATTGTTAGTGAACTTGGAGAACTTCAGACATCATACAATCTCTTCGCTAATAAGGATGAGATTGCTGTTGATTATCTGATGATGGGTCCTGGTCTTGGCAGTGAAGTTGAGACACAAGCAAAAGCAAATCTCCTGATTTCAATTGCTGAAGGAAGAAAGGATTGTATTGCTACAATTTCTCCACATAGATCAAATGTTGTTAATGTAACTAGTGCTGCTACACAGACAACCAACTTGCTGAAGTACTATTCACCCATTACTTCATCTTCTTATGCTGTATTTGATAGTGGATACAAGTACATCTATGATAGATTCAATAATGAGTTCAGATATATCCCATTAAATGGTGATATTGCTGGTCTAATGACTAGAACAAATGTTGAATCATTCCCTTGGTTCTCTCCTGCTGGTCAGCAAAGAGGTAGCATCAACAATGCTATCAAGGTTGCTTACAATCCAAATAAAGCACAGAGAGATCAACTTTATGGTAACAGAATCAACTCTGTAATTAATCAGAGTGGTGCTGGCATTATCCTGTTTGGTGATAAGACTGGTCTTGGATACAACTCTGCCTTTGATAGAATCAATGTTAGAAGATTGTTCCTGACAGTTGAGCAAGCACTTGAATCTGCTGCTAATGACCAACTCTTTGAACTCAATGATGATGAAACAAGGTCAGCCTTTGTCAACATTGTTGAACCTTATCTCAGAGATGTTCAATCACAAAGAGGTATTGAAGAGTTTGTAGTCATCTGTGATGAAACTAACAACACTCCTGCTGTTAGAGATAATAATGAGTTTAGAGCAGACATTTTCATCAAACCTACCAAATCTATCAACTATGTCACACTGACATTTGTTGCCACCAGATCTGGTATCTCATTTGATGAAGTTGTTGGTTCAGTTTGATCATAGTAAAACTATAAGAGGAAACTAACATGGCTGACACAAAAACTCTTTCACAATTTAAGAACAGATTGGCGGGTGGCGGTGCCCGCCCCAATCTATTTGAAGTAACTCTCCCATCATTCCCTGCTGCTGTTGGTAGAAGGGTATGGAGAACAGGTGGCAAAAAAGAATCCAACCAGATGAAGTTCCTGTGTAAGGCAGCCCAGCTGCCTGCATCAACAGTTGCTGAAGTTCCTGTCCCATTCAGAGGCAGAATTCTCAAGGTTGCTGGTGACAGAACTTTTGAAACCTGGACTGTAACCGTAATCAATGATGAAGATTTTGCTCTGAGAACTGCCTTTGAACTCTGGATGAACAAGTTGAGTAAGTTGAATGATGCCACTGGTGTCACCAACCCATCTTCCTATATGACTGATGCTTATGTAACCCAACTGGGTAGAGGCAGAAAAGCAGTTGCCACAAAGAATAGTGGTGGTAGATCTTCTGAACTCAGAACTTACAAGTTCTATGACATCTTCCCAACTGAGGTAAGTGCCATTGATCTGAGCTATGATTCAACTGATACTATTGAGGAGTTCACTGTAACCTTCCAGGTTCAGTACTTCACAATTGGCAACTCTACTGAAAGAAATAGAGCTGCTAGAGGTCAAACTCTGATTCAGTGATAAATAACTAGACGTAAGTCTAGAATTATCATAATGGCCAGATTATTTGGTTTTTCAATTGAAGATTCTGAAAAGAACCCCCCAGGGCTAGTATCTCCGGTCCCTCCTAATAATCAGGATGGATCGGAACACTATGTTAGCTCTGGGTTTTATGGTTCTTATGTAGACATTGAAGGAATCTACAGAAATGAAAATGACCTTATCAGAAGATATAGGTCAATGTCGCTCTATCCTGAGTGTGATAGCGCTATTGAGGATATTGTAAATGAAGCAATTGTTTCTGATACAAATGACAGTCCAGTTACTATTGAACTGTCTAACCTGAAAGCAAGTGATGGTATAAAGAAAAAGATTAGAGAAGAGTTTAGATATATTCTTGACCTCCTTGATTTTGATACCAAGGCACATGAAATCTTTAGAAATTGGTATATTGATGGTAGATTATACTATAATAAAGTAATTGATCAGAAGAATCCTACTGAAGGTATTCAAGAACTGAGATATATTGATGCATCTAAGATGCGTTATATTCGTCAAATCAAGAAAGGAAAAGAAACAGGTGGCATTGTAAAGGGCACTGTAGATAGAGATGACCCTGCAACCTATAACTTCCCTGAAATTGAAGAGTATTTTGTATACAGTCCTGGTGGTAACAAGATAGGTTCTGCCACTGGTTATGGTATGGGAAATACTTCCTCACAGAAAGGAGTAAGACTTACCAGAGATTCTATCTGCTATTGCACCTCAGGATTGGTAGATAGAAACAAGGGATCAACCCTTTCCTGGTTACATAAAGCAATTAAACCACTCAATCAATTGATGATGATTGAGGATTCTCTGGTTATCTACAGACTTTCAAGAGCACCAGAAAGAAGAATTTTCTATATTGATGTTGGCAATCTTCCTAAGGTTAAGGCAGAACAATATCTGCGTGATGTTATGATGAGATATCGTAACAAACTGGTGTATGATTCCAACACTGGTGAGATTAGAGATGATAAAAAGCATATGTCTATGCTTGAGGATTTCTGGTTACCTAGAAGAGAGGGTGGTAGAGGAACTGAAATCACCACACTTCCTGGTGGTCAGAACCTTGGTGAAATCACTGATATCAACTATTTCCAGAAGAAACTATACAGATCATTGAATGTTCCTGAAACTAGAATTCAGGGGGAAGGTGGTTTCTCACTGGGTAGATCATCAGAAATTCTTAGAGATGAGATTAAGTTCTCCAAGTTTGTTGGTAGAATGAGAAAAAGATTCTCTAGTATGTTCCAAGACCTACTAAGAACTCAACTTATCCTTAAGAATGTTGTAACTCCTGAAGATTGGGAGATCATGTCTGATCATATTCAATATGATTTTCTTTATGATAATCATTTTGCTGAACTGAAAGAAGCAGAACTTACAACTGAAAGAGTTAATCTTGCCACTTTGGTTGAACCTTATGTTGGTAAGTATTACTCTAATGACTATGTAAGGAGACAAATTCTCAGACAGACTGATGAAGAAATCCTTGAACAGGATAAGTTGATTGAGAAAGAAATCAAATCAGGTATGATTCCAGATCCTGCATCTATTGATCCTATGACTGGTCAACCATTACCACCACCAGGTGATACTACAGGTGGTTTGATGGGTGCAACTCCCCAAGCACCAGAGGTTGATGAGACTAAGTTTGAAACACCCAAGGGTGGGGAAATCTAAATAGTTTCGTATTGTTCCCCTTTTTAAAATGGACGAATTAATGGATTTGTTGGTGAAGGATGAATCTCCTTCTCAAATTAGCGATAAAATTAAAGACATTTTGTTTGCAAAAACTGCAGATAAAGTAGCAGCAGTAAGACCAGAAGTTGCTGCTAGTGTCTTTGATAAACCTGAAGAAGTAGAAACAGATATTGAGAATTCTGTTGAATCTGAGGTTGAGCAAGAATACTCTGAAGAAGAGTAATACTAAATAAATATTATAGGTCAATTGTAATTTAGAATAATGGCAGCCGCTTTAAAAACAGTAGGAGTTAGTTCAGTATTGACTACCAATTCCTCCACTGCAGTTTCAACTCTTGCATTGTCTCAACAGTCTGATACTATCAGAGTTGTTGCTCAAACTGCTGGTATGCATGTGGCAATTGGCACTAATCCCACTGCAACAGCAGAGGATTTCTTTGTAACAACAACTGATACTGAAACACTTAGTATTGGTCCTGTTACAAACCAAAAGGTAGTTGGTTTTACCACTGGTACAACCACAACCCTTGATTTCCCAGAGGGAACAGGATGTCCTTTTGGAGTTGGTGATTATGTTTCATTGACAACTATTGAAACAGCAGCATTCAACTTTAGTCACAAACCAATCCTTAGCATTAACCATTCTTCTGATCCAAATGGTTTCTATGCAACAAGAATTGTAGTTGATCATAATTCAACAGCAGTGACAGCTGGATTTAATGCTGGTCTTAATGCTGATTTGAGAAGATCTTTCAAAGTGTCTGTATTAGGTGCAGGTGCTGGTAAAGCATACATTCAACAAGTACAGGTATCTTAAGAAAATGAAACTAATTAGAGAAGAAATCGAATCAGTTGATTTTATCGTAGAGCAAAAAAACGGTAAAAAACATCTGTATATTGAAGGTGTTTTCCTCCAAGGAAACATCAAAAACAGAAATGGTAGAATGTATCCAATGGAAACTCTCCGTAAGGAAGTTCAAAGATACACTGAAAACCATGTTGCTTCTGGTAGAGCACTGGGTGAGTTGGGTCATCCAGATGGTCCAACTGTCAATCTTGATAGGGTCTCTCATAAGATTGTCTCTCTGAAAGAGAATGGATCAAACTTTATTGGTAAGGCAAAGATCCTGACCACCCCCATGGGTAAGATTGCATCTTCCCTTATTGAAGAGGGTGTAAAACTTGGTGTCTCATCTAGAGGCATTGGTTCACTCAAAGCAACTAGAGAAGGTGTCAATATTGTAGGTGATGACTTTATGTTGTCAACTGCTGCTGATATTGTTGCTGATCCCTCTGCACCTGATGCTTTTGTTGAAGGTATTATGGAAGGAAAAGAGTGGGTATGGGATGGTGGCATTCTCCGTGAGAGATTTGCTGAAAAAACATATGCCCAGATCAACACTCTGGTTGATCAAAAACAATTAGATGAGCAGAAACTTGATCTGTTCAACAATTTCTTAAACAATCTTTGATTGTAACAGAAATATCAAAATTATAAATAAATATAGATTAAATTAGATTAGTTAATCGGAGTGTTCAAATGTCTCGTGGAGATTTACAAGAAATGGAGCAATCTAAAACTGCTGTGAACGCGAGTGCTAAGGCTGCTGATCCTATGCAGAAGCTTGCACCAGGCGCAGTCGCAGGTCAAACAGGTTCTTATGAAGACTTAGGTGGTCCTACACCTGAGAATTATAAGACAGATGATGATTCTGCTAAACTTAGTGAACCCAAGATCAAAACTGTCAAGGATATCGTCAACAAAGGCGCTAAAGCTGCAGATCCAATGAAGAAAATGGCCAAAGAAGAAATTGATTCCCAAGAGGATGAGGTTCTTGAAGAGGACCAAGTTTCTGAAGAAGAAATTGTAGCAGAAGAAGAAACTGTTGAGGACAATGGTGTTGACATTGAAGAAGATGTCAATGCACTTCTTGGTGGTGAAGAACTCTCCGAGGAATTCAAAGAGAAAGCAAAAGTAATCTTTGAAGCTGCTCTTAATTCTAAAGTAAAAGAAATCCAAGAAGCACTGGAATCCCAGTATGCTGCTAAGTTGGAAGAAGAAAAAGAAGGTCTCAAGGATCAACTCACTGAAAGAGTTGACTCATATCTTGAGTATGTCTGCCAAGAGTGGATGACTGAGAATGAGCTTGCTGTTGAGCAAGGTCTTAAGACTGAAATGACTGAATCATTCCTTGCTGGAATGAAGGGTCTTTTTGAAGAACATTATGTAACTATCCCTGAAGAGAAATATGATGTGCTGGAAAGCATGGTAGAAAAATTAGATGAAATGGAAACCAAGCTCAATGAGCAAATTGAGAAGAACGTTGGTCTGAATAAGAGACTCGCTGAGTCCACTGCTGACGCTATTCTTGATTCTATTTCTGAAGGTCTTGCTGAGACCCAGAAAGAGAAGCTTGCATCACTTGCTGAAAGTGTAGAGTTTGAAAGTGAGGAAGAATATCGTGAAAAGCTGGAAACTCTGAAGGAGTCATACTTCTCCAGAACAGCTCCTGCTGCAAAGACCCAATCAACTCAAACCCTTTCTGAGGGTGTAGATTCCACTGTTGAACCAGTTGGTAATTCAATGGAAGCCTACCTGAGAACACTGGGTGCTTTCAAGCAAAATTGAATTTTATAGAATTCAAACTTAAAACTTTAATTTTTAACTATAGGTAAAAGCAATGTTCCAATCTGAACAATTGCAGGAGAAGTGGGCACCTCTTCTGGACTATGAAGGTCTTGATTCAATCAAGGATTCACACAGAAGAGCTGTAACCGCTGTCCTGCTGGAAAACCAAGAAAAATTCCTCAAGGAAGAGCAAGCATTCTCTAACAGCGGTATGCTGAATGAGGCTTCTCCTACTAACTCTGCTGGCTCCAACCCTGCTGGTTTCAGTGGCTCTGCTACTGCAGCTGGTCCTGTTGCTGGTTTTGATCCAGTCCTGATCTCTCTGATCAGACGCTCAATGCCTAACCTGGTCGCTTATGACCTTGCTGGTGTTCAGCCAATGTCTGGTCCTACTGGACTGATCTTTGCAATGCGCTCACGCTACACCAATCAGAGTGGTAGTGAGGCATTCTACAATGAAGCAGATTCTGCCTTCTCTGGTCAGGATGATGGCTTCAACCTGACAGGTGGCATGACTGATGTCGTGGCAGGTATGGGTACTACTGCCCAGAATGGCACTAACCCATCTGTTCTGAACCCTGTTGGTTCTGCATCCTCCATTGGCTACACTGTTGGTCAGGGTATGCAAACTGGCGATGCTGAGAACCTTGGTTCTGGCGCTGGTGACCTGTTCAACCAGATGGCATTCTCAATTGAGAAAGTCACTGTAACTGCTAAGTCAAGAGCTCTGAAGGCAGAGTACTCCTTGGAACTGGCACAAGACCTGAAGGCAATTCATGGTCTGAATGCTGAAGCAGAACTTGCTAACATCCTCTCTACTGAGATCCTTGCTGAGATCAACAGAGAAGTCATCAGAACCATCTATAAGGTTGCTGAGCAAGGTGCTGTTTCCAACACTGCTACCCCTGGTCAGTTTGACCTGGATATTGACTCCAATGGTAGATGGTCTGTTGAGAAGTTCAAGGGTCTTCTGTTCCAAATTGAGAGAGATGCTAATGCAATCG